ACTTTATTTCAAGAGTATGAACCACAAATTAGATTAGATTACATAAAGAGATACTACGATGCCATTTCCAAACACAAAATCAACATTCCGACCCCCATCATGGCGGGAGTTAGGACACCTTTACGACAATTTGCTAGCTGTGTTCTTGTTGATGTTGATGACACCCTCAATAGCATCTTCAGCAGTGACATGGCTATTGGTTACTACGTTGCTCAAAGGGCTGGTATCGGTATCAACGCAGGTAGAATCCGTGGGATCAACGCTAAAATCAGAGACGGAGAAGTACAGCACACAGGTGTTATACCGTTCCTCAAAAAGTTTGAAAGCACTGTCAGATGCTGCACTCAAAATGGCATTAGAGGTGGATCAGCGACTGTCCACTTCCCCATCTGGCATCAAGAAATAGAAGATATTATTGTTTTAAAAAATAATAAAGGGACAGAAGATAATAGAGTTCGTAAACTAGACTACAGCATACAGATTAGTAAACTATTCTATGAGAGATTCATACAAGACGCAGAGATCAGTCTCTTTTCACCGCACGACGTTCCAGGTTTGTATGATGCTTTTGGCACTGATAAATTTGACAGTTTATATACTACATACGAACAAGATAGTTCAATTCCAAGAAAGACCATCGGAGCACAGGAACTCATCTTGGATCTATTGAAAGAGAGAGCAGAGACAGGTCGTATTTACATCATGAATATTGACCATTGTAATGAGCACTCCTCATTCAAAGATAAAGTAAACATGAGTAATCTATGTCAGGAGATTACACTTCCAACAGATCCTATTCAACACATAGATGGTGAAGGTGAGATTGCATTGTGTATTTTATCTGCTATCAATGTAGGGAAACTACGAAACCTAGATGAACTAGAAGAACTCTGTGACCTCACTGTACGTGCCTTAGACGAGTTGATTGACTATCAAGGTTATCCAGTAGATGCAGCACGTCTTAGCACTCTCTCAAGACGTTCTATAGGTGTAGGATTTATTGGTCTTGCACACTATCTTGCAAAGCAAGGTGTTAAGTATGAAGATCCTAAAGCATGGCAATTGACACATGATCTAGCAGAAGCATTTCAATACTATCTACTTAAATCATCTAACAAATTGGCACAAGAGAAAGGACCATGTGGATATTTTGATTCAACTAAATATTCTGACGGTATTTTACCTATTGATACTTACAAAAAAGATGTAGATGAACTTGTACCAAACAAGTTGAACTATGATTGGGAAGAATTGAGAGAAGACATACTAGAGTATGGACTCAGACACAGCACACTGTCTGCACAGATGCCATCAGAATCTTCTTCAGTTGTTTCAAATGCTACTAATGGTATTGAACCACCAAGAGATCTTATCTCAACTAAGAAGTCAAAGAAAGGACCTCTTAAGCAAGTTGTACCACAGTATGCAACACTTAAAAATAATTATACGTTGCTCTGGGATATGCCTGGTAACACTGGATACATAAACATCGTTGCAGTGATGCAGAAATTCTTTGACCAAGCAATCTCTGGTAACTGGTCTTACAATCCACTTCAATACGAGAACTCTGAAGTTCCTACATCAGTGATGGCACAAGATCTATTAACAACCTTTAAGTATGGTTGGAAAACATCTTACTATCAGAATACATATGATACCAAGTCTGACATAGACGAACCTGCACATCCTATTGGTTGGAAGGATGATGTACAAGAGAATAATAATAAAGCGATATCCAATCTACTAGACGACATATTTGCAAACGAGGAGGAAGCTTGTGACAGCTGTGCTATCTAAAGACCCAGAAGGTATGACAGTATTCAACACAAAAGCTGTTGATACTACTAAAGGAAAAATGTTTTTTGGTCCTCCATTAGGAGTACAAAGATATGATAAGTTTAAGTATCCTATCTTTGATAGATTGACACAAACACAGTTAGGTTTTTTCTGGAGACCAGAAGAGGTATCTCTACAAAAAGATAGAGGAGATTATCCACAATTAAATAATGCACAAAAACATATATTTACTTCTAATTTAAAGTATCAGATCTTACTAGATTCTGTGCAAGGTAGAGCACCTGGTATGGCATTTGCACCATACTGTTCTTTACCAGAACTAGAAGGATGTATGAACATATGGCAGACTATGGAGATGATTCATAGCAGATCATATACACATATCATCAAGAATGTATATCCAGATCCATCAGAAGTCTTTGATAAGATTCTTGATGATGAAAAGATTCTTGCTCGTGCTCAATCAGTTACAAAAGCATACGATGAGTTTATTAATTATGCACATGAGTATGATCAAAGTAACATGTGGAAAGAAGGTTGGAGAGATTCTCCAACATCTGAATGGACACTTAAAGATTTAAAAAGAAAACTTTATAGGGCAGTTGCTAATGTCTACATCCTTGAAGGAGTCAGATTCTACGTATCCTTCGCTTGTTCCTTCGCTTTTGGTGAACTTAAACTCTTGGAAGGATCTGCTAAAATCATATCTCTCATTGCGAGAGACGAGTCACAACACATGACAGTTACACAGAACATTCTTAATAACTGGAAGAAGGGTGACGACCCAGATATGTTAGAAATTATTGAAGAAGAAAAGGAGAATGTATATAAAATGTTTACTGATTGTGTAGAAGAAGAAAAAGATTGGGCGAACTATCTATTTAAAGATGGATCTATCATTGGTTTAAATGATAAACTACTACAGAATTATGTTGAGTGGACTGCTAATCGTAGGTTAAAATCAATAGGATTCAAACCTGTATTTGATACACCTATGGCAAACAATCCACTACCTTGGACAGCACACTGGTTATCTTCTAAAGGTATGCAAGTTGCACCACAGGAGACAGAGGTTGAGAGTTATATGGTAGGTAGTATCAAACAAGATGTAAAGAAAGATACCTTTGCAGGTTTTAAATTATGATTAAAGATTATGATGATAGTAATTGGAGGTCTGAATATATTGATATTAAAGGCAGACAATTAACTAAGAGACAAGTTGAGTTACTAGAGAAAGGTCCTGATTCTCTTTCATCTTCATGGATATTAGGTGCAATGCACAATGAATGGAAAAGAATCAAAGGATATAAAGATAATTGGCCAGAAGAAAATAAAGGTCAGTGTCAATCATCTCTCAAAGAATTTTATGAGAGATATAGAGATCAAGGTATATAACATAAATAACAATGAGGATTAAATTATGAAACAGTGGCAAAAACTGATCAGGGAAATTACGAGAACGCCTGGACCTATCAGGGTTCAACTTTTTCTTCTGACGACATTAACAGCTTCTTCGGTTTTGTCTACAGGATTACAAATCTCCAAAGCGGTAGGCAATACATCGGAAGAAAATATTTCTGGCAGAAACGTAAGCCTAGTAATGGAAAAAGAAGGGTTACATCTGAGAGTAATTGGAAAAAGTACTACGGAAGTTCTGACGAACTTAAATCCGATGTTAAACTACTTGGAAGAGAATCATTCAAGAGAGAAATCCTCTCCCTCCATGAGTCCCTTGGCAAAGTAAACTACGAAGAAACTAAGCAATTATTTTTAAATAATGTATTACAAGAGACTCTGGAAGATGGGTCTCCAAAATATTACAACAGTAACATTTTAGGACGTTACTATAAGAAAGATTATTTTACAGAACAATGATTAGAGTAAGATGCACTGCTTGTGGAAAGGAGTTGCAAGGACAGTCAAGTAGGATTATTTGTTGTGGTTGTAGTAACATGACAACTATTAATGAGAATGTCATATCTGCAAACAATATGGATCTTGTTATATTGTTACAAAACAATAAGAAAGTTAAAAAACAATCTCTTTTTTCAGAAGAGGATTTACAATATCAAGAAGAGAGACGCAAAAGAAAAGTTAGAAAATTAACCTTTGAAGAAAGATAATGAAAATATTTTTAGACACTGCTGAAGTAGATCAAATTATTGATGGATACAAAACTGGATTGGTTGATGGTGTTACCACTAACCCTACTCTAATTTTGAGATCAGGTAGAGATCAACAGGAAGTCATTGAAGAAATTTATCAAGCATGTCCTAACTTAGAGTCTATCTCTGCTGAAGTAGTAGCAGATACTGCTGATGAGATGATAGAACAGGCACAACCTTTTATTGATCTCAGTGATAATGTTACAATCAAAGTACCATGTACACGTGAGGGATTGAAAGCTTGTTACGAATTGAGTCACGAAGATATACTTACTAATGTAACTCTCGTGTTCTCAGTATCACAGGCAATACTTGCTGCTAAGGCAGGTGCATCATATGTTTCTCCTTTTGTAGGTAGAGTAGATGATAATTCTTTTGGGGGTCTATGCCTTGTAAAAGACATCGCTAATACATATAAAAGGCATGATGTTGAAACCCAAATTCTTGCTGCTTCTATTAGAAACGTCAGGGATGTAGGTAGAGCCTTTGAGTATGGTGCAAACGTATGCACTTTACCAGTTAAAGTCTTTGATAAAATGTATGATCATGTCCTAACCGAAAAAGGTTTAGAACTATTCAACAACGATTACTTAGCTGCCATAAAAGAAACATGAAAAATTTCACCGTATACTCTAAGGATGGATGTCCATATTGCCAACAGATTACAGAAGTATTAACTCTATCAGGATTAAATTATGTTGAATATAAACTTGGTGAACATTTTGATTATAAATCATTTCATGAACAGTTTGGCACTTATGCTACCTTCCCACAAGTAGTATTAAACGGTGAGAATCTTGGCGGTTGTCAAGATTCAATAAGATACATGCAAGAAAAAGACATCTGTTGTAACGTATGATAGAAGTAACTGAAAAAGAATTTAAAGAAGATCTAACCAAGTACACTACACGTGTACAGAATGGTGAAGACTTTCTTGTTGAAAGAGAAGATGGTAGTAAGTACATCGCTACTGACGTAACTAAATTTGAAAACCCATAGGAGATTATAATGAGTATTCGTAAGCATATTGAAGCAGCAGATGATGCTCTTCGTTCAGCAATCATTGAAGCACTAGAAAAGAAAAGAGATGAACAACTTGATACAATGTTTGAAGCTCTCAGTAAGGTAAGGGAACTTATTCTTACTACTCCTATTAGGAGTGTTGATAATGTTGTTAGTTATTACAAGAACAAGGCAGAGTATGATTTTAATTTAGATCTTACTGAAGAAGATTACGGATATAAGTTAAACGTAGATGACATTAATATCTTTACTAATAAGCATGGTAAAGACTTAGATAGTTTAGACGGTCCTGAATAACTATAAATACTTCTAGCTTAGAAAAAGTATCTTTAGGACTAGGAGTATGTCAAAGTTACTGAC